GCGAAGATTTCAATGGTCGAGTAGGAAAATGTTATGTGGAAGGACAATTTAAAATGAATTGTTATTTGCAAGGTGATAGAGTGATTGTTTGGAAACATGCTCTAGGAGAGACAAGTGAAGAATGTGATCTGTTTAAAGACATTAAAGTAGCTCAAACATCTGTTGCTTTTAAATTCCCGTCCGTAACATTGAAACCAAAGTCAGGTTTCGTACAATTTGATCAGATTGATGATTTTATTGTATTTCCTGTGCAGGTGGCGCAAAAGTTGAATGCGGTGCCTTTGAGGAAACCTAAGGTGTGTGAAACGTTTGGAATGTTCGCATATTTAGATAACTCACCAAAACCCAACTTCACTCAAGGAGTTGCTGGTATTAATGGACATCATTCTGGGTCGACGACTTATGGATTTTGTGTTGCTCCATTGATGAGTTTGCAGGATAAAAGTATAATAGGATGGCATTGTGCAGGAGGAGAGAGATCTAATCGTTTCATACCGGTAACGGATGAAATTTTAGAATTTCTTAGAAAACCTTTAAACTAGATGTCCCCGACCATGACCGACTGTATATACAAAATGTAAAAATGCAGTCATTGCCGGGGGGATCTTGCACAGAGGAAATGTTGCATAAATATGCATATTCGCCTCTTAAATATGAGCCTATTGATCCAGATAAAGTTGCTTTAGATGCTATGTATTTCAACTTTATATGTAAGTATCCTAAGTTTCCCTTAATGAAAAATAAAAAGAAAAGGGATCCAATAATAGAGGAAGTGCAAATGGCACAGGACTTCATTATGATGTCCGAATATGGTTTACCAAAACCTAACCTCAGAGCGTCATATATTTCGCTAAATAAATATGGGAAAACCCAGCCAATTGTAGATGAAAAGGCTGCAACTTTTGCTTATCGATGTATGTGCAAACATTTTGGTGTTTACATGCACGACGCAAAAGTTTTAGGAAAAGAAGAAGCCATTAAAGAAATGGATAAAACAACTTCTCCTGGTTTCCCTTGGAATGAGATAGGAACTACTAAACAAGAGATCCTTGATGCTATACCTGAAGAATTTCATAAATTTGTTGATGATGTATGGGACCATTATTTGTTGCAAGATGATTATTGGTTCATATTTGTGAACAGTTTAAAAGAAGAAATTCGACCGAAAGAAAAGATACGTTTGAATAAGATACGTACCTTTACGGCTTCGCCGATGGAAGCAGTGGTTGTAGGTTATCGCCTTTTTGGTGATATGAACAATCAGTTTTATGATTCACATCTTAAGACTGCCTCTGTCGTTGGTCTTTGCCCTTTTTACGGAGGATGGGATTCTTTATATCAAAAATTAAAGAACCACCCTAAGACTAAAGACCCTATAGCATATGAGCTAGATGAAAGTGAATACGATTCATCTTTGTTCCAACAAATATTTGATTGCATATTGCGTTTTCGGTGGAATTGTTTGAGAGATCAAGATAAAACACCTGAGAATTATAAACGTATGTGTAATTATTATAAAAATTTAGTGAATAGTGTTATTATAACTGCCGATGGAAATATTGTACAGAAAACAACTGGAAATCCGTCAGGAAGTGTAAATACAATAGTTGATAACACTTTGGCGTTGTACTGGCTATTAGCGTATGCATGGTACATGTTGGCCTCAGAAGAACTTCGAACTTATGAAGAGTTTGATCAAAGCGTTATTATGGCCTTACAAGGAGATGATAATACTTGGACTGTAGATGAATTGACAAATTTATTCTATAACGCTAAAACAGTGTCAGCTGTTTTCTCTTCAGTGGGTGTTACAACAACATCCCCTTCTTATGAACCTAGAAAATTGGAAGAAGTCGAGTTCCTGAGCTCTAGTTTTTCAAAGAAAATTGCAGGCATGTGTATATATGATCTATGCCCGGAAAAACTAGTGGAATCCCTTAAATGGACGAAATATCCTGGAGATGCGACAATGACTTTGATTCGCGTGTTAGCTATAATGCGCGTTACATGGCCTGATCGTGAAATGAGAAATTTGTGTAAAACATTGGCTAATTATATTATAGAAAAATATGATCCCATTTTGTTGTATGATAAAGAATGGAAATTAGCAAAAGCCCAATATCTCCCGGATGATGAATTTCGCATGTTCTATTGTGGTGGGAAAACGAAC